TCCTGCCGGCGGTTGAGAAGATCCTGCCGGTGTTGCAGAGGTTTGCGAAGTGGGCGCAGGAGAACCCCAACGTATTCCTTGCCATTGCCGCAGCCATCGGCGTGGTCGCCGCCGGCATCATCGGTCTGAACGTGGCCATGATGATCCTGTCCGCGAACCCGGTTGCCCTGATCGTCGGGGCAATCGTGGTTGCCGTGGCTGGGCTCACCATCGGCCTAATTGCGCTCTACAAGAAGTCCGAGACTTTCCGCAACATCGTTACCGGGGCATGGGAAGCGGTGCAGAAGGCCGTCGAGGTCGTCGTGGATTACCTCAAGGGGCCAGCAGAAGCCGCTTTCACCATCATCAAGGGCGTTATTGACACCATCAGCGCACTGATCAAGGGTGACTTCAGCGGCGCATGGGATGGGCTCAAGACGGTCGTGGGTGGCGTGCTCGACGGCATCCAAAACTCTCTTGTCGCTTTCCCGCTGAAGATCGCCACCGCCGCGCTGGACATCGGCAAGGCAATCGTCAGCGGCATTGCTGATGGCGTCGTCGGGCTTGCCACAAAGGTCTGGGACGTAATCAAGGGAATGCCAGGCGCACTCCTGACGCTCGCCAATGGCTGGGTGGAGGGGCTGGGCACCATCGGCGGTGCCGTCATTCAGTGGATCAAGAACGGCGTGACGGGACTCGCCGGCGCTGTCTGGGACAAAATCAGCGGTTTTGCAAGCAGCCTGAAAACGCTGGTTTCCGAAAACGTAAGCGACACCCTCGAAAACATCGGCAACTTCATCATCAACAAGATCGTTGACGGCGCCAAAGCGATTGCCAGTGGCTTGGTCACTGCGCTTAAGACGATTATCAACGGCGCTATCACGGTCGTCAATACGGCTATCCGTGGGCTCAACGCTGCTTCAAGCGCAATCAACGCGATCATCCCTGGTGGCGACCCGGTAGGAAGAATCGACCAGATTCCGAAGCTGGCCAAGGGCGGGATCGTTACCCAGCCCACGCTGGCTCTGATTGGTGAGGCCGGGCCCGAAGCGGTCGTCCCGCTTAACGGCTCCCGCGAGTTCGGCAACATCACCATCAACATCGAGGCCGGTCTTGTGTCCACGCCCGATCAGGTGGGCCAGCAGATCATTGAGGCCATCCAGAGGGCGCAACGGCGTTCCGGCCCGGCGTTTGCAGCTGCATGAGCGTGCCGACCATTCAAGTCCTCGTTGGCTTTGAGCAGACGACTGGCTTTGCGACGCCTTTTCAGCTCGATAACGCAACCTACGGCAAGCTGAACACCGGCACCTTGGGCGGGATTCAGATGGTTGACGTGACCACCATGGTCAAAAGCATCACAATCAACCGGGGTCGCAACCGAGACACTGAGCAGTTCAACGCCGGCACCGCGTCACTGACGTTTTACGACCCCAACCGCGATCTGGACCCGCTGAACGAGGATTCACCGTACTACCCCTTCATCGGGCCGCGCCAGCCAGTCGAGGTCTATGCAGATGGACTGCCGATCTACGCAGGCACCATCACTGACTGGGATCTGGACTACGACTTCGTAGAGGCCGGAAACGTGATGACGGCTCAGTGTGCCGACAACTTCACCATTCTGGCGAACATGACCTTTGCGGCCTGGGCGCCTGTCGAGCAGAAGTCAGGCGCAAGGATTACGGCATCGCTTGCACGCCCTGAGATTGCGTACCAGGGCGGACGCTCTCTTGACATCGGTGCCAGCACCCTCGGGGGCACGCCCGGCGGCGGCGGCGCCTATGACGTGCCAGAAGGAACAAACGTGCTGAGTTACCTTCAGCGCGTTTCGGTGTCTGAGGGCGGCTTTCTATTCATGAGTCATGCAAACGTTCTGACGTTTGTTGACAGGACGCGCAACCTTAATCCGGCGTCCGTGGCCTCGTTCACAGACGATGGCACTGGTATTCCGTATCAGTCCCTGACCAACCAGTTTGGGGACGAGCTGCTTTTCAACAGCATTCAGATGCAGTCTCCCGCCGGCAACGTCCAGACGGCATCAGACTCGACCAGCATCGCCAGGTACCAATCAGCCCAGTATTCGAAACTCGACCTGCTCAACCACAGCACCACCGAAGTGCTTGACCTTGCTCGCGCATTTCTGGCTTTGCACAAAGACCCCATTCTTCGTTTTACGGGTCTTGATCTGCAGCTGGCGGCGCTTAGTCATGAAGATCAGGCAAGCGTTCTGAGTCTGGACTTGGTGGATGTGGTGACGGTTCAAAAGTCTTTTAGCGTCGGCACACCCGCGAGCCTTTCTGAGCCACTTATTGTCAGTGGCATTTCCCACACTATTCGCCCAGGGGATCATCGCGTTAGGCTTACCTTTGAGCATCTTGATTCCCGCGCATACTTCACGTTGGACAATGACCCTCTAGGCAGACTTGACCAGAATTTTCTGGCGTTCTAAGGAAAGGCGTAGATAAATGGCTTGGACAACGCCAGCAACGTTCGTTAGTGGGGCAGTCCTTACTGCCGACCAGATGAACGTCAATGTCAGGGATAACACGAATGCCCTCTACGACCGCGACGGTTTGATCCTCATAACCTCGGTTTCGCCGGGGTCGGGATTGTCAAGCGTCCCCGTAAACAGCGCATTCAGCGCAACGTACAGCGCCTACAAGATTGTCATCAGCGGAATTACTGCCTCAAGTGCTCCACAGGGACGAATCACGTTCGGGGCTGCAGCCACTGGCTACTACTACAGCTACAACTACACGAATTACGGCGGCGCAACTAATGCCGCAGTATCAGGATCGAACGCGGCTTTCATTGACTACGCAGTCGCCTTCGAGGGGTCCGGAGCCGGAAACGTCATCGAGGTAATCAACCCGTTCAAGGCGATGTGGACCCGCGTTCAGACGCAATACCCGGGATCTGCGAATACCGGCATGACTACCGGAGTTCTGCAAAATACGACTTCCTACACCTCATTCACCATCACACCGGCAAGCGGGACGGTGACTGGTGGCAAAATCAGCGTGTATGGGTACGCCGGGTCGTAGATGAGCCCCGAGGACACGCACACCATTCGGGCCGACATCCGTGAGCTCAGGGACGAGCTCTCAAAGGTCGTGGACCTTCAGCGGGAAACCAACCGCCGCCTGGGGAAGCTCGAAGGTCGCGTGTTCGATCTTGAAATCTGGCGCGCCCGGCTGCAGGGGGCAGCGGCTACCAGCCGCGTCGTGTGGCTTCTGGCCGGCGGCGCGCTGACCGGCATCGTCGTCGGCATCGTGAACAACACCTAGGGGGGACCGTGATCAGTAACGGCCAATACACGCTTCGCAAGGCGTCGCACTACCTCGGCGCAATGGAAGGACCGCCCAACCGGAGCGGCGACCCGATTGTCAACGAGTGCCAGGCACCGTGGGGTTGGCCCGATGGCGGGCAGCCCTGGTGCGCAATGTTCGTTGCGTTCTGCGTAGCTCAGAGCGAAGCTGATGCCAAGTACCGCAACGCTGCCAAGACCATCATGAGCCCATCGACCGCCGTGATGGTCAGCAAGGCCCGGGCCAAGGGCTGGTATGGATCGTTCAGCAAGAACACCAAGCCCGGGGACCTTTTCATCATCGACGGCCTGCACGTTGGGTTTGTCAACGCACTGAACAAGGACGGCACCTTTCAGACGATCGAGGGCAACGCCAGTAACGGCGTTCGCAGCCTCACGCGCAGCTGGGGCGACGGCTGGAAGGTCATCAGCGTTCCCGGCGTGGGCACCCCGGGCGCAGCGGCGGTAGTCGACGGCTACGGCTTTGACGACACGCGGGTCAAGATCTACGGCGGGTGGCCGACGCCAGAAGCGCGTGACCAGCAGCTGCGGAAGTTCGCCCAGGCGAATCCCGACTACTGGACTCAGGCCATTCGGATTCAGGCCAACAGCCGCTTCGCATTCCGCGCCGGCCCTGACGGGACGTGGAATCGCTGGACGTTCGGCCCATGGCTTCACAAGACTGGCAAGCAGACGCGGGACGAGCAGATGAAGGCATGGCAGGAGAAGCACAAGGACGCCACGGCCCGACCGTGGAAAAAGACATACAAGGAGTCCTGAGCATGGCGCCCGAGATTGTCCCGCCCTCCACTGTCGTGATCGAGCCCCCGCCGGCCGAGCCCACGGACTACGAC